GTACCGTCGCCTGTGTGCCATGCATTGCGATTTAACGGCAGTCCTTGAATAACCTCTTTGTCATCAACAGCAAAGTGGAAACTCGTTGAACTGGTGTTTCCGGTCATGTAGCTGACCTCGTTAGCAGCTGACGCATCATTGTAAGTGTTATGAATGGTGATGTATTCAGCGTCCAAGTAATTCGGACATTTTAAAGCGTATTTTGCTTCTGATACAAGGTTCTTTTTCACTGCAATTGTCATGAAAATCTCTCCTATTCTGTTTTTGAAATAAAAAGAGCCACCAGCTGGCAGCTCATTTTGTAAGATTGTTTTGTTTTAAAACCGCTTTTTGCTTGTGTCCTTTGGCTGTCACATAGTTATTTTTGAACCACGCAGCAAGTGTTGTGCCGATTGTGAAGATCAAAGAACCGGCAGTGTACAGCGCATCCGCCAGTTGGTTCACTTGTGCATCAGTGATATCTAAAGGTGATTTACCGAACATCAGCATTGTTTGGTTAATCAGTGCAATTAAAAGAAGCACCGTCCGAATTACCGTGCCTTTGTCGAAGTTTTTCATATTGTGTATTCCTCCTTATTTTTGCAAAACGGTATAAAAAATAGCGATTGCTCCTCCTATAATTCCGGTGGAAATCGCTGTAATGATAGCGCCCGTGATTGTGCGCTTGATCCATGTTGTATTCTCTTCAATTTTGTTGAGCTTTTCATTGAGTGACATGATTTGCTGATCTTGTCTATCTGAGGATCGTTCAAGAGAGCTTACCCGTCTTTCAAGCGATTTTTGCTCTAGTTTGAACTCTGCCATCTCTTTTTGTATTGCATTCACATCCGGTACCTCCGTCAATTGTGACATTAGTACGCCCCCCTTTATCTATTTCATGCGATTTCACCTCCTTTGAGGCAAAATAAAAACACCTACTCGTTTACAGGTGTGATTTCTGGTTCGCTTACATTGTCTTGGTCTGATTGTCCTTCATTTAGCTGCTGTGTCAACTCATCTAGTTTCTGTGCTGTAAAGGTATACAGAGCTTTATATTCTGCAAGCTCTCTATTCTTTTGATCCAATTCTTGTTGTAATGAGACAGACTTATAGCTTTCAATCTGCAGCTGTTCCTGAAGTTTCTCTTTCGTCATTTCGTGCATTCTGAACGCTCCTTTATACTTGATCAGGATACGCGTCGCCACGTTCCATCGCAGTAATTTGATCGTATTCTGATTGAGTTATTCTGCTTTTTTCCACGGCTTGTTTCATTTCGATGGTTAAGACAGTTCCGTTTCTCCAACAATCCTCAAAAAACCCATACAGTGTGCTTTGACTTTCCATAGGGCTTCCCTCCGAGTATTACGATTGATTCGCCATTAAGACATTGCATACACGTTGAAGATCTAAAATTTGCTCTTTCAGCTTTTCAACTTCTGTTTTTTCACTCTTTGGATCTGGTTTAGGATTTACAACTATTGGTTCAAGTTTCATTTTTCATCTCCTCCAATCAGCTTCTGGGTTCAATAATTACGGGGTGATCATCATCATTATTAGGCGGCTCTTCTTCGCTGTACAAGAATATTGTACCTTCCCTGGTTCCATCTGGAAGGACAGTTACTGACACCGGGTACATAATGAGACGTTCGTTCCCTTGGTAATCACAAAAACCTTCTCCGTCGAGATAAGCTTTACAAAGGCTCCATGACACTTTTTTTGTTTGAACGTTCATGTGCAGATATAGCATGTATTCTACCGGGTAAGTGTCATCAGGTGTTAGATCAAAGCTAACTTCTTCCACAGGGAAAACTTCTTTATTACCTTTGTGAAGTTCTCCCGCTGATACTTCTATACCTGTCTCAGTCTCTTTTATTTCCGATGTTAGATACCAAACGGCTTTTCTGTTAACAATTTCAATCATTTTAATTCCTCCTCTTTTATTGCACTTCGTAATAAATTACAAATCTCACTTGAAACGTTCTGCCAAGAATAGCCGTTGAACTGCCTGTACCCCTGACATAACAACGGAACCCGGTTGATGATTGTGAAATAACACTTGCTTGAACGCGATCTGAATAAGCACCGAATACGATAGGAACAACCATGAAAATATTTTCGCATTGAAAAGGTGGCTGTATATCGTAATATACAGACGCGTATGCGTCGCCCGTGGTCGGCATGTAGAAGTTCTGTTGATACAACATAACTGACATATTAGTTTGCAATGCTCCGTGTACATCCGTTATTGAATAATGAGGTTCCCCCGCCATTATAGGCTGTGTAAGCCTCCTACTTCTCCTGCATTACCTACATGCAACATAGCTTTTCCTGCTTTTCCGTCATAAGAAGGGTTTAAACTTATCCCCATGCTATTTTGCGAATAAATCTTTACACTTCCGTCTGCTATCAATTGGTAGTCCTTCGCCCAATGAGCGAATGTTTGTGAATTCTTCGTGTTCAACTCCACATTGTAAAACCCAGAAACGCTATCATACCAAGAATGCAATGACATTCTATCAACGCCGCCTAATCTCTGTTTGAAGATAGATTTTGGTGATACCCCGCCATAGTTTTTGTCATTGCAAAACATTTGTTGTTCCGAATAGCCTGTATCGTTTACGTTCCCGGACATGTATATTGAACCGTCTCTCAACCTTAAAGTTCTTAAAGGCTCGTCCGTTCCAGTGTCCCGCCCTCCGTAGGCTAGTGTGATATCACCACTCGTAATCGTTAAATCGCTATACGTTTTTTCTGGCGTTCCGCCATAGTTGATAGTATTTACACGTTGATAAATCTTGTCACCTTCGATGTATGAAGTGTACGCAGATGATTCATTCAACGGCTCGAAACGACCACCGCGAATTAGGGAACCTGTGATATTGATTGCGTTGATTGTCCCGGACGTGATTTTGTCGGCTGACAAACTCCCAATCTTTGCATTGGTGATAGCTCCATCAATAATATGTGCAGTGTCTATAATAGCTGTCTTTAAATGTGCTTTTGTTATCGCTGCATTTTGAATTGCTGCAGTACCTACGGCCGCTTCAGCAATTTTAGCCGATGTAATTGCGGCATCGGCTATATTTGCTGAGTTGATGGCAGCATTTTGGATGTGAGCAGAACCAATAGCAGCATTTGCAATAAAATCAGATGTAACGGAACCATCAGTCAAAAGTACATCGAAAGGGCTGAAGGTGTATTCTTTTTTCACAAGACCCCTTCTGATTTGAAGTTTCCGAATAGAAAAAGATCCAGTTGCAGCTACGTCTCCAACGCTACCACCCAGCAACAAATGAATAGTGTCGCTTGATAATGGTGATTCGAAAGATAGATCCACACGAACAAATTGATCCGCAGGTTTTTAGTCAGATCTGAAATATTCGATGTATTAATCAGGTTATTTTCAGAGCTTGAATTAGTGGATCTGAAATTCAAATAAGTTATGCCAGGTATATCACCGCGTTTTAGCTCAAATGAGATGGTATAAGTCTGGCCCTTTACTAAAGATAGTGTTTTTCTTGGCGATGTGCTTATTCCGAATAAGGCGTTATCCGTTTTCGTTTTAGTTGCTGTTACTTCATTGTGTTCGCCGTTTTTCACAACAGATATACTGGCACTATTAAGACCGTTAATATCGCTTGCTCTTAGCAATGAACCCGGCAAAATATTAGCCTCTGAAAAATCACGTGAGAGCTTATCTGCTGTTACCGCCAAGTCTGCTAATCGATCCGATATAATACCGCCGTACATAATGTCATCAGTTAGAATTCTTCGTGTAGTGGCCGAGAACTCATCTGTAAAATCGCTTGCTGTGCCTCTTGTATTGATTGCTCGAAGACGGTAATACCAAACTTCATTCACACCTGTAAAATGCTCATATCCACTTGTTTTCCCTCGAAAAATCCTGTTTTCTGTTAGAGGTGTGAACCCTTTGATCTGAGAAGCATAAATTTCATAGGCAGCAATATAACTAGATGGATCATAGTCCCACGTTAAGGTGATGTTTTGAAACATTGACTTTACTTCAACATTTTTAGGAACTGGTGGTTTTGTATCCGGGAAACTGCCGTCAGTGACTTCGCCAACGTCTGGCTTCCTCTCCCAAGTACCGCGATTCTTGTCGAGTATATTCTCTATCTGATTAATCCGATCATCACCTTGGAGCACTGATAAAAACTGCCCTATTTCCACTACACAGGTATTGTCCGGGTCTGTGATGTCATATTCCATGGAAATGATGCGCTGCGACGTTTCAATCGGAATAGCAAAGTTTCGGTCTATGGCAATTGTCGTATCGCCCAGCTCAACGTGCTCATGCTCATAACCTGGTACATTCTGAAGCAACTGAACTGAAAGCTCATAATTCACCTCAGTTTTTGATGCTGTCGTAATGAGATGATTGTATGTGGCTTTTAAAAGCTCTGCTGGATCAGTGATGTCTTCGTTGTTGTATTGCCCTTCTCTGTGGATTAATTCACCGTTTTTAAGGCGTCCCAGCTTTTTAATAGATCCGGATCGCCAACCCATTCCTGACCCAGTGGTTTATCAACAGGATCACCTTTTGATTTCTTCCACTCTACTTCCGAGAAGTCAATAAACCTCGAATAACCGCCCGTCTCTTCCCCGTCCTCATCCGTTGAGGCAATAGAGGCTCCATATCCCCAAAGAGCTGTCAACGGGTAGCTGATGACTGTCCTTTTGATATTCTCTGTATCTTTATCTATCTCAAAGCGTTTCCCGCTGTCTTTTCCTCGTCGTGGCAATATCTTGATAATTCTCTTGGTGATCTTGTTTCCGTCAAACTCGATATAATCTTGAAGCTCACCGCCCCAGATGTTTATCACTTCAGCAATACATTCCAAAGCTGTTTTCTTATAAAACGTGGTGGAGTTTGTACCGAGTTCAGCGCTTACCTCCGCAACCCACCGAGAACGGGCAAGCACGTTATCTAAAACAAATTGTACTGTTTTGTCAGTTGGCCGGAAGTCTTTCACGAAGGTTTCTGCCAGCTCCATCATGGCAGCTTCACATGTCACGAGTGTATTAACCTCTGAGTTTTCGTCTGTATCGTCAAGCTCCTTGATCACAAACAATCGGAGAATGCCGTCTTTATCTCTAAAAACAACCTGATTCTCTTCAAACAAATAGCGCGCATCAGGATGGGAAGCATCTGCTACAAAAGAAAAAGAAGAGCCTTTATTCAGCTCTTCTTTGTATTTGGCATCCCAAAATCTGCACGCTTCTTGTCCGTCGCTGGACAGCACTGTCAGGACTTGATCATCTGGAGAAAGAATATACATGTCAGCCATTAACGGACCTCCTTACAAATAAGCCTCATCGAATTTGATGCGGCTTGCGTGGCTTAACTTCAATTTTGTTGGTACTTTTGGTGGCAGCGTGAACCACTCAGATTGTATTTGCAGAGCAGTCATGATTAATTTGCCGCTGCATGTCACTTTTCTCTTTGAAGAATCAATAATGAGAGTGTCGCCGGCGATGAAGTTGTATACGACTTTTATTTTCTTAGATACAGATCCATCACCATTTAAAAGAGCCACCTCATATGAAGTGGCCGCCTCTTTAAAAACACATTCGATTTTTGGTTCAATCTCCGCATACCCCGGGTTTGTGAAAACCTGCACTCCGGCATTCAGTTCTGATTCCGCAGCCGCTCCATACTTTTTAGGATCAGGCAGATAAAGGTCAATGTTGCCTGTTGAAAGCCATCCTGCTCTTCGCCTTCAGATACACTCTCAAATATTGCGTAATAGGTTCTGTCGGGCTCATCATGGAAAACGAGGGGTTTCGGCTCGTCTGTATGCAGAATATAAGTCAGTTCTTCTTGCTTCTTCTTCAATTCCTCTTCACTGCTGAATGCAAAAAGAACATCTATAGTTATCGTTCTAATTGGTAATCTGGTGCCGCGATAGAAACCGCCTGGACGGTTCCCGATCGTGGCTGTATTTACCTCTCGGCTCATTACTCCCCGCCCAGTGGTTGATTTCACATAAAAGAAGGGTGAAATATCGATCCCATTGAATGTGATTTTCCACTGATTGGGCAAAATCTCCTGATAGTTGATCAATTAAATCTCACCCTCCTTGCATTAGATCTTCTTTGTGCGTCTGTCACAGGCTTCTCAACACCCTGTCCGACTTTCTTGCTGTCCATCTCGATAATGATAGTTCTTTCAGGTAACTCAAGGTTTTTGACATCTGCACTTAGTTCTTTTCTGACAGTGCCGAGATCGCTTCTAGATATGGATGTATCGTACGCAAGATTCATATCTTTCTGCTCGATATACATGGCATCGCTGACAGCAGTCATCGCCCGCTGAACCGTTCCGATACCTTTCTGGATACCAACTGCGATTCCCACTGGCACCATCACGCCAACTTGGTCTCTCATTAATCGGGAAGGTGAATGGATCTTCAGCTTTTTCTTGATTGTCTTCTCGATTGTGGAGGCAATAGTGTTGGCTTCCTTCGCAAGCTCACCCTTCATATTTCTCATTCCGGAAATAATGCCGGCCATCGTGTTATAGCCGATTGCTCTCCCGCTGTTCTTAAGGGAGCCCAACTGCTTCACATTGACAGTAAGCTCGCCAATTTTTCTCATGTAGTCGCTCTTCAGGAGGCTCAGTTCTTTATTGGCAGCTGAACGAAGCTCATTGATTTTCTTGGCAGTCTCATTCTTCAGGCCAGTTAATTCCTGAGCCGCCTGTGTGCTTGCGAGTTTATGCTTCTCTGTCCAAAGTCTTACGTACTCATCTAATTCAGACGAAGTCATGCGAGCAATTGCATTGATCTGATCTGCTGAACCGACTCCCATTTCTTTCAGTTCATCAGCGAATGCCTTTGGTGCCCTGCCTGCGATGCTTGCGATATCGCTGTCAAATTGCTTTAATTTTGCCAGCTGATTTTTAAGGTTTGATGTCAGCTTTGAACCGTTAACCTTCTCGCTTGAAACATCGTCAAATAGACCGATTGCGTTGTAAATCGCATTTGTTCGGTCTTGAAGCTCCTTCTTATAAGCGTCGTTTGCCGCTTTTATGTCTGAGGTTAGTTTGTCGTTGATGCTTTTGAATTTGGACAGATATGTGTTATTGGCTGCGAGAATACCTTTGTTGATTTTATCTGCCGCTTTTCTCTCATTCTCTTTTTGCTTCCTTGCCTTATCAGCCATTGCTTTTTGAGTTTGATAAATTTCACGCTGTACCTTGATTTGCTGATCAGAAGTCAGTTTGTTCTTCTTACTGATCTTCTGGAGAGTCTTGACGTATGTGTTACCACTGATTTTCCCTGTATCGTACTTGGCCTCAGCTCGTTTAATCTGATCAGACACCTTTTTGGTGTACGCAAGCTTTGCTTTCGCTTCCTTACGTTGCTGCTCTTTCAAAAGCTTTTTCTGTTTGTCAGAGGCGTTTTTAGCAGCTTGATAGATTTCACGCTGGATTTTCCGGCTTTGTTCGCTTGTCAGCTTGTTTTGCTTCTGGATTTTCTGCAACGTCTTGATATAAGTGTCAGCGCCCATTTTCTTGGTGTCATATTTAACTTCAGCGTTTTTAATTTTGTTGGTCACTTTCACTTCAGCAGCTTTTTGAGCCGCTTTAGCCGCTCTCGCCGCAGCCGCTTTTACTTTGGCCTGTGACTTATCAATACCGGCTGCCATACCGGTGCCGACGTGATAACCGACCTGATCGCGCATAACCCTCGATGGAGAATGAATTCCAAGAAGTTTTTTCATGCCGTTAGGGATCGCATTTGCCATTGATTTAATTTTGCTGGCTAATGCCCCTGCCATCCCACTGATACCGTTTATCAGACCTTGGATAATATTACGGCCGATGGATTTTAGGTTGATTCCTTTGAAAAAGCTCATAACACCATTCCAAATGCTCTTTATCTTGCTCTTAACATTGTTCATGATGTTTGAGATAGCAGTTTTCATGGCATTAAAAGTCGTTTTAGCAGTCGAAGTCAACGCTTTCCATATGGCAGTTACTGCTGTTTTAATCCCATTCCAAACGGTAGAGAAAATTCTCTTTAATCCATTTAGAAAATTAGTAAAGAAAGTTTTTAATCCATTCCAGATTGACTTTCCGGCGGAAACTATACCTTTCCACACCGTGGATACAGTTGATTTCACAGCATTCCAGATTGTAGACCATATCTTTTTCTGGAAATTTAGCCAAGCCGTAAAGAAAGTTTTCAAACCGTTCCAGATGGTTTTCCCAGCGCTTGTAATACCCTTCCAGATGGAAGATAACGCCGATTTTATGCCATTCCAGATCCTAGATGCGGCAGACTTAATCGCATTCCAGACGGTCATGACGACCTTTCTTTGCAACTCAAAATTTGCCTTTATCAGCGTGACAAGAGCTGACCATACTTTCGAAGCAGCATTCTTAATCCCTGTCCAAGCAGATGAAAGCCACTTCGAAACAACGCCCCAGACTTTGATTGTATAAGCTTTGATCTTATCCCAGTTCGCAATGATGAGCACAACCAAACCCACTACAGCCGCTGTGATCCATGCAATAGGACCCATAGCAATGACCCAAGATGCCGCCATTCTCGCCGCGTTTGCAGCCGCCAGAGCCGCTAAAACAACCAAACGCGCTCCGAAAGCAATCATCTGTTTGATTCCAGCTGCCAACATAGATGCAAATGAACTGATTTGCGCTGCCGTCCACGCCGCTGCCATACGTGCGCTTGTGCCACAGACTGAGCAGCCATGACAACCATCTGTTTGATCCAAAGTCCCATCTGCACTATCCCAGCTCTAAGGGAAGTTACAAAAGAGCTTATTTTCATGATTGTCCATGCTGTTGCCGTTCGTGTTGCCTGTGCAATTGACTGTGCCGCCATAACAGTCATATTCTTGATCCACAAACCCATTTGAACTATGCCGCTCTTTAGGGAAGATACAAGAGCAGATATTTTCATCGCTGTCCAAGATGCTGCTATTTTTACTGCGTTAGCAGTGGATTGTGCTGCCATAACAGTGTATTTTGCAATGAATTGACCTACAGCTACAGTTGCCCCTTTTAATTGGGATATCAACCCGGCCAACTTAATGCCGGCAGCTGTATCTTTGAACCCACGCAAGTATTGAGCAGCGTCTTTAAAATCTTTAAATCCATTTGTTACTGCACTGACAGCAGCCATCGCAGGAACCATCGCTCTTAATGCACCCAGTAATGAAATGCCCACCGCAATGAATTGTCCAATAGCAGGGTTAGCTTGCATTGCTGCATTTGTGAATTTTAAAAACCCGTTTACTGTTTGTAAGATGGATTGCCCTAACGGCGCCATACCAACGAGTAAATTGATTATTGTTTTGGCAATTTCACCAATCGTACTCCAAACAGCCGGACCGTTCGTTTTGATGTAGTCAATAAACGACTGAAATTCTTTCGTTTTCGTGACGCTGCCCGCCCATTCATTAAACCTCTGAGTCATGTTGACAAGGGATGTCATCATGTCCTGAGACATCGGGGCAAAACCAGTAAACAACTTAGTCAGGCCGCCTGATAAGTTCCTGATGATCTGCAGTAATTTAGGACCGTTTGTTTTGACATACTCAATGAACGTTTGGAACTTCTTCGAAGAACCTAAATTGGCTGACCACTTCACCCATGAAGCTGTGGCCTTTTCCAAACTGGCCGACATGTCATTCCCAAGAGGACCAAAAGCAACAATCAGATTCATAACTGTTCTGAGGACGTTTCCGGCTATTTTTCCAAACGTGACGAAAGCCTGACCAGCATTTTTGTTCATGTAATCTATAAAGCGCCGCATGTCGGTGTCTTTAAACGCCGCATTCATGCTTTTTGCTAATGTAACGCCGCCATTCGCCACGCTTTTGAACATAGGTCTTAAACTATTCAGAACGCCCTTAAACGTTGTCAGCGAGCTCGTGAACGTTTTTAAAATTGGTTTCTGCACAGATTGAGCGATGCTCTGCCAATTCGCTTTAAAATCTTCTAAAGTATCAAGGGCCTTCTTCTCTTCTTTTCCAAGAGATTGCTGGATGCCCTTGATCTTTTCCATGATTTTTGCGCGTTCTTTAGCATCAGTGGTTTCATCCAGTTTTTCTTGAAGCTTTTTCAAGTCCTCAGATGCTTTAAATACACCGCTTAATGAAGAAACCGCCAGCGCCCCGAATGAAGCCGCCCCTGTTCCTGCTACTGCAAAAGCACTCCCGAGCCCCATAACTCCACCAGCTGCCACACCAAGCATCGGACCCAGTGAGCCTATAGCGCCAGTAATGCTGGCAAGAACCGGAGAAATTGCAGGCAACGCAGATGTGAAAGCCCCTGCAAGTGAATGGCCTATTACAGTAGAAACGGAGTTAGTGATTTTCGCCAGACGATTCATAGAGTTTTCAAATCGATCAGTACGAGCTTCTATGAAGATCCAAACTCTGTTTGGTAAGGATCTCGTCTCAGTTTGTGCAGTAGCGACTGCGCGAGTTAAATCTGATGAATCGCCGTTGATATTGGTTGTAACCCGGTTGGGCAGCGAGGCAATCTCAGCCCTTGCTGCTGAAACGGCCCTTTGTACGGGGTCAGCGTCTGCGTCTAAATCGACTCGGGTTCTTTCGTGTCGATGAATAAAGTTGTCGATCTGCTGCTCTGCTTGTCTGACTCGCGCCTGGAAGCTTGCAATTTCCGCTTCAACTTCAACTGTATGGGTATCAGCCATACGCCGCATCATGTCATTGACTCGGTCCATACTTCTGTTGAACCTCTGCGTCTGGGCTTCTATAACAGCAGTAAGCCTCTCGATCATGCCCTCACCCCTTTTCTTTGGATTGTTTTCCGAAATAAGCCCGCACAGCGTCGTTTAACATCTGCACGCCTTTAGCTCTCGGACCGAGCTTGTTTACGTCTGTATCACGCCATTTGTTTTCCTCGCTTGTCAGAGAACGCTCAAGCTCTCTGCGCGCTTTTCTGGCGTCAAACATCTTTGACTCTTTTGGTCTCTTTTCGTTTAGTGCATAGCGATGAAACATAGCATTTCTCGCCAGCAACTCTATCTCGTCAATTTCACGCAGCTTGGCTGCTTTTAGCTTTCGTTTATACTCGTTTGGAGTCCATGACATAATGACATCGTTGTCATAGACACCCATCCAACGAGCTGCATTTTCGATTACTTGGAGATAGTCGATCCCGTCTTCTCTTTGTACGCTTCTTCCATCGTCTCCAGCATGTCCTTGTTCATTTCGTCTTCCTCCAGACGCTTCGCTTCCATTTCCGGAGTCTCGTTCGGGCTGACCTTCTTCGGTTTCGCCAGCTTGTTCATCATCTTCCATTGCTGACGGATCTTTCCTTTGAAAAAACCCGCTGAATCCAGTGTGTTAAAAGCTTCTTTCACCATCTCATCAACGGCGTTTCCAGTTTCATCTTCTTCAATGATTTTGGCGATCGCATCCTCAATCTGCTCGACAGAAGGTTTGCCTTTTTTCAAGTGAGCAAGTGCGCAATCCCAAAATGCAGAAAGGTAAACAGCATCATCGTTCAGTAAGCTGTTATAAATCGTTAATGTGCCGCCTGATTTGTCACCGTTTTTATCTTCTTTCGCATATTTCTCGTTTGCCGTTCTATCGAATGCAAAATCACAACGTGCAGCATAATCTTTTCCGTCAATAGTTAAGTGAGCCATATATAAAACCTCCAAATTTCGTATTAAAAAGAGCCCTGGCAACAGCCGGGCTCCTATGTTTCTTCTTTATTTGTGCGAATCGTGAATTTCTCTGACCAAGCCGATTCCCCGGCGGCATTTACCGCGGATACATTGAAAATGTATGAACTATCGGGTTTAAGAGTCGGATTGGAGAGATATGAGTTTGTTGTGACAGTTGCTATCTTTGCATAGTATCTGTAAATATTGTACGAGGTCGCCCCTTTCACCGCGTCCCATTTGAATCCCACTTGATTTGAAGTGACGCTTGTCATGGTTATGTTACGGGGTGTATCAGGGCGCAGTTGCTTGAGTTCTTGTAATAATCTCGGTCATCGGTGATTCCCCAGCATCGTTAACCGCAGAGACATTGACCGTCAGCTGGGTATCTGCTGCAATGCCAGTCAATGTGTGGGATGTGCCAGTAACTTCACTATCAAGTTTCTTTTCTGACCCTCTGTACACTTTATATGACGTTGCCCCATCTACCGCTTCCCACTTCACGGTCACGCTGTCAGTAGTAGCCGTGAACGATAGATTTTGGGGCGCCTTAGGGTGTAGTTGTGCCGCCAAACTGCTCAAATTTCGTTGCACCAGCTGAAGATTCAATTGCCGCAAGAACTTCATCAGGTAATGGATCAAGCTCTCCTTTAAAAGTTTTGCCCAGTACCGGTAATGTCACTGATGTTTCAACGAATCCATCCTGTGGCTGACTAACCTCTAAACTCTCAATAATGGCATGGCCGTAAACTGCATTATGCTTCCCGTTTGCATTTTTATTTTTATTGGCCTTCCATACCTTGATAGCTTGTTCATTGTCGTAAGCAGTCTCGATTGCTTCCTGCCCTGGATCTGAGACAGCAGCATAATAAGTCAGCTCAAAGCTTTCATTTTTTGTTCCGTAACCGACAATACGGCCTGACTTTGTGGATTCATCCAACGTATCCTGTTCTTTTGTATGTGAACCTTCTGTTTGGAAGGCAATGAACAGCCCTTCAGTCCCTTTTGCATCCATCGGCTGAACGAAATAAATCTCATCTTTACCATTCAATAATTGTGGCATTTCCTTCATCCTCTCAATTGTTTATTGTGTATCGCATCCTGAGAATGCCGTGTCTGGTGTATCCGTCAATATCAGTGATCACCTGCATGCCACGCATCTCAGAACGGCATAAAGAAAAGCCTCTATTTCTAGGGGCTCTCTGGTTATTGCTTGCAGCATCAAATCAAGTATCTGCATCGCTTCTTTTTTGCCGTTATAGTCGCTCCAGCAATGGAGAACAACATTGACGATTTCGCCTTTAGACGTTTTTGTTTCAAATGGCGAAACGTCATCATCGCCTGTTGTCACATATGGCTTTTTCTGATCTTTCGAGACTGCATCAAGCACACCAGTGACGCGTGCATTCAGCTCTTTATCAGTTGATAACCTTTGAAATATAGCCATTTGCAACGGCCACACGGCTGACCGCATAATGACAGCCCCTTTCTATCACATTTGACTGGCGAAATATCTCATACCTTCCTCAATAGACGGATTCCAGAACGGCTGGGCCCGCATGCCTCGTGTCATAACCCATCGATTAAGCTTGGTGTCATAATAGACCCAAGGAGTCTGCCGGCCGCCTCCGTCCTCCGCATAAATTCCAGTACCATATTCGACATAAATTGCATAATCAGCACCAACAGAAATAACGGCCGTTAAGCCGCCGTCACGATAATCGATTTCTATTGAGTTTTTCAAGTTCCCGCCGTCGATCATGGCTGTTGGAGCATTTAAAACGGCATTACTGTAAATCAGCTCGGCCGTGTCAGTTACAATCCGTTTAGCTTCTTCAATCACATTGTTCCTGAACTCTTCAGTCGCTCGGCGCATTTGCCTGACCCATCTACCGCTAACTCTTGCCATCAGACTCCAGCACCCCCGATACCTGGCATTTCAGATTCAAGACTTCATGCATGCCGCCTTGATCAATTGGCTCTGATTTGAGAATGAGGATCTTGTTTTCGTAAATGATCCTCATTGTCTTCTCAATATCAGTCCGATAAGGGAAATACACGTTGCATTCAACCGGGTTTTGCAGCTGCTGAGCCTGATAATATTCCCGAGAACTGACGCCACTGACTAAAGCTTCAGTTGTGGTGTAATCAACGTAACCTTCTTCATAACCACCGCCGCCGTCCGGCACCTTACCCATCCGCTGAAACGTGATTTCATGGGGAAATTCCTCATAAATCATTTAACTCTCAGCCTTCGATATGGTGTAAGGTGCTTTGTAATATACCGAGGAAATTCTGTATTGTACGAATACGATACATCCCCCATGCTTCTCCCCGAGAGTCCAGAAGGAGTCATGTTATATTCTGTAGCCTTCGCAACAAAAAGCTTCACGCCAGCTGGCAAAGCCTCCGGATCGAAACTGTTATTACAAAAGTCACTCGCATACTCAATCAAATTAGGGACTATTTCAGACAAATATTCGTCATGTCTATCTGTCTTAATCCCTGTCATTCGCTTTACTTGTCCGATGTCCACTGAATCACCTACTCTTCACCTAAGACAATTTTTATCAGTTCGTCTTTAGGCGCTTTTGGATCAAACTCGTATTCATTCTCTTTCAAGAAAGCAATAATCTCATCTTTGTTTACTTTCTGCAGTTGAGCCTCAGTCATATCAAAAAGATCAGCAGCTGGCTTCTTGACCTCTTCCACTCTCTTAAACCCAATATGTGAGTAAACCACCTCAAAAGCCTTTTCAGTGCATTCAATTGTTTTGGAACCGTTAGATGCTTTCATATCACGCGCTTCCTCCTTCCAGTGCTTTCAGACGGTTTTCAATATCAGTGAGTTTTGCTGTTACATCATCACCAAGCTTGGCTAACGTAACAGCTTTTGCAGCGATATTGGCATTTTGCACACTGCTGGACCCAATATTTCGACTTTGAACAGAGCCATCACCGATATTGATGTTTTTCACTTCCCCGTCGCCAATCATTTGAGAAGTGATGCTTTTAGCAGCAGGCGTTGAACCGGGCAAGCCGGTCACTTTTGCGCCTGATTTGATCTCTAATTCGCCGCCGATCACCAATTTGTCGCCGTTATTAGTCTTATAGTTTTTAGATGTGTATCCCATAAGCTTACGCCCCCGTTGCTGGAGTAATAGCTGCAAACGCATCATCAGTCAATGTCATGAAACCAACTTGCTGAGTCACACGAAGAGCAACCATGTCACGCTCATACAAGTTGATTGGGTTTCCGTCTGCATCAACAATTGTTGTCAATGTTGCATCCTCAGAGATTTTGTATTCCATGCCTTGAGGGATGCCGTAGCGTGTATAGTTCCAGTCAGCCGCAAGTAATGCCGCTTTGTCGTAATCCCATGACTTAGAATCCACATAGCCGATCGGAAGACCAAGAGCCTGTTGAGTTGCGCCGCCAGTTGCATCGTTGAAGATCGGAAGCCCGTTACCGTCCTTAGTACCGCGAAGTTTTTGACGGAATCGGCGTGTTGTTGTAAAGCCGTTCACATCCTTATCAGCATCTTCGACTAGTGCCATTACCCCATTAAGCTCGTCATATAGGTTGCCAAGTGAGTTTAAAGCAACAGTGTTACCAGATTCCTTGATTTTTTCAAATACAGAAACACCTTGACCAAATGGTGAATCGACACCGAATAACGCAGCCTGATCGAATTTAATCGCAAAGGCTTCAGCGATAGACGAACGCATTTGTGTAAAGAAATCTGTTACAGAGTAACGCAAGAATTCTTTAGAAACAGGGATGATGACACCCAATTTCTTTGAAATCATTTTTGCTGTTAACCATTGGGCCTTAGACGTTTGAATTCTATCGCCCTCTCCAACCCAGTATGCTCCTGGCCCAGAAGCCAAGTATGTGAATTCTTTCTCCGGCTTGGTCATTTCTTCATATTTTGCGAGTTTCGTGACAGCAGATTGAGTCATAAACTCTTTTAAAACTAGAGTTCCTTGTTCGGACGGGACCTTCCCGTTTACTGCGTCTTGCATCAATGCATTGTTTGGATTAAATGTTGGCATATTTATAGCCCTCCTTATTTTCTAATACTTGCTTCAGCTGCAAGCGAGCTAATATCTAAATTTTGATTTGTCGGTTCATTGCTGCCGGACTGAACATCACGGCCATTCTCTTGGAACTTGGATTCAATCGCCTTTTGAAGTGCAGCATTGTATTTCTCTTCGAATGCTCCGAGGTTCTTCATCGTTGCTTCTTCATCCTCACCGATAAAGAATTCCACTACATCTGCCGGCAGTTGCTTTTCAGAAGCATAAGAAACAGCTTTGTTTAAAAGCTTTTCACGTTGTGCTGCTGTCTTCTGATCTTCCAGCTCTTTTTCCAGCTTCCTGATACGCTTTTGTTCCTCTGTTTCTTCCGGATAAAGCTCTTTTACTTTTGCATCAACCAGAGCATCAAGGTTGTTCGCCTTCCATGTCTCAAGGCCTTTTGTAAAATGGGAATCCAACCGAGGCTGAATAAGTCGTTTCCCTTCGTCTGTTTCGAGGAACCCTTCCACCTTATCTGCTGATACGGCCGAAAGTTCTCCTACAAATGCTTTTACTTCTTCGTTCTCTTTATTTTCTTCGAGAAATTTTTTCACTTCGTCTAATGTTGGCATTACAGTTCTTCCTCCTTCGCCCTCTACAGTGCGCGCCTGTTATGAGTGCATGAAAAATAAGCCTTTTAACGTCATGCTCGGGACGGGGATTATTGATTTACTCTTTAACTTCTTTGAAATCAGTATCAAATTCGTGTTTATTCCAATTCTTGATTTTCACGTATTCATTTTGCTTTAGCTCCCACTGCCATATATCTATTTCAGCAGGTGGATACTCTCCATTTGACAACTCATTTGCTTTCTCCATAGCTTTTTCGAACGTAGGGTAAATTCCTATCTGGTGAGGATAACAGTCATAATAATCATCACTTGTGTACTCAACTTCAAAGAACGTCACTGTTCACACCTCGTTTATAATTCCTTATATTAACTACTTCAAGCTTTCCACGACTTTTGTGCCGTCTCGATAAAAATATCTATCAGTATCAATATGATAATTAGCAATTTCGGCAAGCTGTTGAAATGGCAAGGCGTGGTGTAATGGGTGGCCTACCTCATCTGTGAATCTATATTTCAATAACTCATCAATTATGGAAAGTAGATCATCCTTTATCTTATTGGCCCTATACTCTTCCTGAAATTTAACGATCTTTTCAGCAACCTCTGTATCAAATGCTTTAGGAGTAAACAGTGATTGCTTCAACTCACTGATAATCTCGTTGTAACTATCAGAGTCATTATAATGAATTGCACTATTCAACATTTCTAGGAGGTATTTAATACGTTCGTTCTCTTTCATGAATTATTTCCCCTTTTCCTCAATGGATTTGTACCACTCTTCATAGGTTTGGTATGGGATAGTCTCGCCAGCACCATTGCCGCGCTTCCGGGCCCTTCTTGTATCCGGTAACACGCCGTTTACTTTGAAAGCAATCGTACAACGGCAGTTAATATCATCCTTGGCATTATTCATGTGCCCCGGAGCCGGTCCGACGCCGCCATATATTGATTTGAATAGTCCATTTCTCTCAACAGTCTTGCCGTCCAGCTTTCTGTGGCCGGAACGAGTCTTCAGATCAAGTGTTGCATTCCACATCTTTTCGAGTTTGCTCTTTTTAGAAGCCTGCTCAGCGCTTTTCATCCTCGCCGAGACTTGTACCCTATGAGTCTCTGTTCTCGCCACGTCACGAGCCTTTCTGCGGGCAAATTCGGTCGTCTGCTCAATACGTCGGGCAATCTTGGAGTAATCTTCACCAGCTTGAATCCCTTGAGCAATTGAAATCTGTATTTGCCGGACGTAGTCATCTCTGTGGCGCTTATATAAGGCTGAGAGAGTCAATTCAGCTATCGGGTTTAATATGGCCTGCTTGATTACTTCGACAGTAGGGATGCTGAAGCCTAAATCAACTGCAGCTTCCATCTCGTACAAATAGGCAGAGCGCATGTAACTCTCAAGGAATTGCTTAGCAGCCAAAGCTTCAACGATTGTGAGGATAGTTTTGAATGCCTTACTGGATTCCTCAGTCATGCGCTCCATTTCTTTTTTGAACCGGTTGTATTTATTCATATCAGCATGGATAGCTGACCATCTCTGCTGTATTTCGCATAAAGGGCCGCGATTTGTTGATTGATCTCTTTCAGCCGTTGAGCAAAAACGACATCAATCTTTTTCGCTTCCTCTGTGATCATGTCATCCAGGTACTTATCAATATCATTCTGGTTCATCTTCATCACCGCCCGTATCCGTAGGGATTTCTCTCAACGGCGGCATACTTTTCCTGTACTCCTCTTCTTCATCTTTTATCTTCTGAAGCTCATACTGAACATCATCGACAAACGACAGGAGAGATAGACGGGTTTCTTCGCTGATGTTTCCTTTAAGCTGCGATGTTGTCTCTGCCTCTTCAAGTACATTGGCTGGCAGGTTGCGTTTAAATCCGAACCAGACTTTCAAGTAATCTTCTGCTTTGGCTTTATTTTTCGTTGCCCAAGCTGAAAAGATCAACTTGTATTGATAACGGAGGGCAGCAGTCATTTTCCGTTCCATCGTGATACATTTATTCTCAAGCGCCATCAATTTAAATTTCATTGCAACGCCAGTGACATTCCCGCCAAATGATTCATCAGAGAAATTGACCGACTTTGCAAAACAGAGAATGTTTTCTTCCAGACGGTTCAAATGATTTTCAATGATCGCGTCGTTTATATCTTTTGTCAGATAGCTCACATCATCTTTTTCATCGTAAAGTTCAAGAATCCCAGTCTTTTTAAGCTGTTGGAGTGTATCCTCATCGGCTCCCAGTCCCTTTAGGATCAAGTACGCCAGTCTGTACTGTTCAATTTCGTTTGAGGCGTCTGACAGTGTCCGATCATAGGCATCAATAAGAGACAATACCTTCTCGCATCGCCTTTGAGCTCTTTATTGTTTGCCAACCCAAATAAAGGGCAACCATCGAACATATGGGGCTGTTTGTGGTCCAGGGTAAAAGCTGAACTATCCTTTGTACTGAAATAATAAATCGTTTTGCTATCGTAAAATTCCGCTTTTTGCTGCCCGTTATATGTCTCGTAATAACGCAAAGCATATTCTGGTTCATGAATATTCCCATCGCTGAGGAAAACCGCTTCCCATGGTTCAATGTTTTTGACTCTTTCATTACCGTTCCGGTCTATATATGCAAGCCGCGCTCCGTAACCGCAAATGGTAGCCATCTTTCCCCATTCACTATCTTCGTCAGCAATATTATTCAGATTGTTGAAGTCATCAATCATCTGCTTTCCGGATGAAGTAGTGCCAGTCTCTCGCTTATCATCAAACTCATAAGTAATCGGATGCCCGAAGAGATAACCCACCTTTGTATCAACAATGTCTGAATCAAATGAGTTATTAAGCTTGTTATTGACCTTATGATCTATCCGCTTAACATGACCGGTCTCGAAATCCTCATATTCAATGGCTTCTCTGGTTAGGATCGGTACACCCTTAACCTCTGCCTTGTATCGGTCATATAAGTTTTTCATTCTATCATGATCGCTTTTATGCGCTTCGATGATGTCTGCAATCAATTCAGGTGTAATGCCTGAAGCTCTGATCTGTTCTAAGAACTTTATCAACCTCTAAACCTCCTTGTTACCCCATGCCCTTTTAGGCTAGATACCTCATAATCATCTAAGCCGTACCAAATGGCTGAGAATGTATGCGGATCAATGTTGAATTCGTCTTCGATTATGTTTCCGTCTTTGTCCACTTTGAACGTGAGGTCCTTGAGTTCCCTAACGACATCCGGACATTGATCGGAACAGATAATTTTTTTGAATCGTTTCACTTTCTTGGTGTATTGCAGGCGTGAGCCTTGAAACTTCTTTGCAGGTTTCATGAGGAAGCCTGCTGCCTAAAGAATCGAATTGTTTTAGGCTCTGCACTGTCGGCCTTGATCAAAACGCGTTTAAGTTCTTTTAAGTCCTCAGCTGTTTTGTCATCGGTCGTATCGTTTTTGTAATATTGCCAGTAGATGTACAGGATCTTTTCCTTATGATCGATAGCCATACGAACCAGCGCGTTATATGAATCAACAAAACCGAAGTCCATACCATTCTTCAGAACAGGCCTGTCAATTGCTCTTATAGCATTCATCACTTCTTCATGTGGTCGCTCTTCAAACTGCGGCAGAACAAGTTTTCCGTTAACGCCAAAACGACCTTTCCGGGCAATGCGGTAAAGGTCTGGGTCATGTGTTTTTAAGTCTTCTAGCTGCTCGATATAGCTTTCAGGCAAAAATAAATTATCATCAGCAGTCGAGTGATGATAATAGGTTTTGTTTCTTATGATCGTTTTCTCTTTATAAAGTTCTTCGTCATCCAAGACAAAAAACTGATTAGTGTCATCTTTAAAAAAGTGTTTATACGACCAATTCCCTTTGCTGACAGGGTTTGTAGATAGAATCATATGGAGTTGCAAAGTCGGGTGCCGCAAACGCCCTAACAGCTCTTTAAAACCGTCGTATTTTACTTCTGAACACTCTTCAATCCATACAATTGATATGTTGTTGATTGATTTCAGCTTCGCCGGCTTATCCATCCCTTTAAAGATGATCTTACTGCCGTTTGGGAACCGTATCTGCATCGGTGAGGTAATGCATCGGATTTTATGATCCAACCCTATGTCGGTAATGATCTCTTCGAGTAGGGAAAAAGTCGAATCCCTATGGGTATCGTAAACCTCCCGAACTACCAAGGCTGTTCGCTTTTCTTTGAGCAATTTCAGAACAATCTTCAAAGCAACATGATAGCTTTTCGATGATCCATAACCACCAACAAGGAAATAAAACTTTTGTGACCAATCAAAAAGAAAGTTTCTAAAACGGGGATTCACCTCTTTTTCCATCAGCGTCCCCCCTTATCCTTGATGATAATTTCAAATGACGAATCATCGTTTTTATTTGTCAGGCGTTCTACTTCTGCCTTTGTCTTGTCGATATTCAAGCGCATTTGCTCCAATTTAAGGCGCCGCTCGTCTGCTTCGTGAGCCAGCTGGTCAAACTGCTTTATCAAGCTCCTGAGCTCTCCCATTGCCCGAGATTGGGCGTTTAGGAAGGTTGCATGACGATCCCAAGCGAATTGTATTTCAAACTCTTCTTCAGTGACTGCCTTTTCGAAATACTCATTGCCCTCTTCGTCCTCTTCTGGATGATAAGTGTATTTCGCTTTTTTCAGCTCTTTTGCAAGGTCGTCTTTATTCTGTACAAACATAATGCGTTGCGCCCAGATAATGGCTGCATATTGAATCTGAATTTGATCCCATATCATATCAGCAGGCGAACGCTCCTGAATCTCTTCCATAATTTCAAGCGTTTCTTCTGGCAGGAATTTAGAGAAAAAGCCGTGAGTCACAGCGTTTTGATTCTTCTGTGGTGCGCCGCCATTGTTCCCTAATGCATTTTTGTTGCCCGGTTGCCCGCCTTTTTTTGTGTGCACACTTTTTTCAATGGGTGCACCCTTTTTTCTTTCCCAACCATGCCGCTGTTTCCACGATTTAATGGTGTTCACTGACACCCCGTATTTCTCGGCAAGGTCCTTGTATTTCATGCCTTTGACGTAATCCTTATACGCCTGAATGTGCTTTTCGGCCATCTACATTCACCGCCGCCCCCTTTTGAATTGAGTTGTTTCGGAAAAAATATTCCCTCTAAACCACCACCGTGCTCAAGCCGTTAACCGCCAATTGTCTATCCTGAGACTTACCGGAAGCAGTTTACAGGGAACAAAAAAGCACCCCGAAGGGTGCCTAATCATTTTAAAAGAGTGTTGAATACTTCTTAGTATTTAATTCACTACAGATTTTTTGTCATGAATATATTTAGTTAAAGGATAGTAATCCCACTTTCATCTAAAGAAGTCCAATAAATTTCTCCATCTTCATCCTGTACTCTTATACTAACTATATTCCCTGTCTGACTAGCGTCTATCACTTTAAATTCTTTGATCACTTCGCCTGTTTTACCGATTAAATCTTCTCTTCTTTCAACATTTATAATTTCCATTACTAAAAACCTCCATTTTTTCATAATAAAAGGAGCACTTAAAATTAAAGTGCTCCTTTTCAATAAATAATATGCTTATCTTTAGTTTACTTCTTCGTTTGCATTCTCTGTTCTGATGTTCCGAAGGATTCTTCTATTTTCATTCACTTGATTTATAACTTGTTGAAAAGCAGTAGCAGATTCCTCATCTCTAGCTACATCTTTCACAACAAATTTATCTAATTTATTCCGTTGAACAGTTATCTGTTTATCTTCTTCGGAGTCATAATACCTAATTCTGTCAATGACTACATCTGGGGAATGGATAGCAGCCAAAACAATTGGATTATTATTTAATTCACCATCTGCTTTTGACCTAATGCGCAAGACATCTAGTTTAGAATTATCATCTTCATTCCAGAACTTCTTGAATGAATTATTAAAAGACTCTTCGCCATAAATGTCTTCACGTAGGCTACCTCTGTTATTAATATTGCTTACATCAATAGCTGTAACTTTATTTACTTTAAACCAACGTAAAAACATTTCGTTTCCTTCAGGTAATAAACTTGGTAAAGGTACGAAAGGTGCTTTGAATACCTCATTAAATGCACGATTTAAAATTTCTGTTAGCCTATTCAGAGTTCTACCGGGCTCTAAATTTTTTGGCGCATATCTTCGATTTTGAAGTAAAAAACTTCTGCTGTTAAAGTCAATTGCAAAAATAGTACGCTCATAAGGCTCTCCCTGTAACTTCCCTAGACTCTTATCTTCATTCACTTCATAAGAGTTGGGAATAAACTCTTCAGATATACTCCCTACAAGAACTCCTCTTTCATACTCCACATCACTATTTATGACAAACCTTAAACCTTGTCCAGCATTAAAGAAGTCTAAATTCTTCAGATGCTGTTGTACTTCTTTCTCCTTACCTTCATAATTAGTATCACCAAAGATACGATAGATTTTAAAGTCCATTCTTTCAATCCCCCCGATTAGTTATTTACTCCTAGGACTATATTATCGGTAATTGTAAGAATAAAGTAAATAATTTGCAAAATTTGTCGAACGAAAATGTTGAATAAACCAATAATTTGTCAGGGGATGGACTTCCATGGTACGCATTCCTGCGCTGTTTTATCACCTGAATTCATTGAGAAAAAATTGTCTTCTCATAAATAGGTGGCAATCGTAAGACAAAAAAGCACCCTTTAGCTGCGGGTGCTCATTTCTTCCTATGCTTCTGGAATTCCAATATATCCTCTTTAATAAAAAGCCTGTCCCTCGGCATTTCTTTAACCGGTTCAAGTTGACCGGTTTTAATTAGCTGATTGAGATATTGACGAGTAAAGCCCAATATTTCAATCGCTTCACTTGTATTAACGATCTCCTCATTCAGAAACTTTTTAATTGCATCCCGTTCTTTAAGGCTGTACACCAAGCATCATCCTCTTTTTTCACGATATTTTTGATAAAGGGAAATTGACTTTTCCACAATTGAAACAGCAAATAAAATAATTATGCATATATCTAAAGTTATCTTTAATGGACTGGCTGTGACATGCTGTCGAACAAATAACATGTATCCCAAAGCAAGAAGGACAAAAATATCAGTTGACGTTCTGAGTTTTTCCATTTGTTGAAAGTGGCTGTATTAATTTTTCATTATTTTTTTTTTCTGTTATAATTTTACCAAGGGAGAAGATCCACCTTCTCCCTCGGCTCAAAATCATCTGCGCTTTCTTGGTCGTCTGCGTCTTTTGATTTTGGGCTTTTTTGTTTTAAGCTTTTCTCTTATGATAAGAGCTTTTTCAAAGATAGTTAGTGCTGTAAGTATGATGCCCAGTATCACTGCTATTTCAGCCACTTTCTTCCCTCCTTTCTATACTTTAATTATATATAATTACTTTACTCACGTCAAGTTAATTGGAGAATTTTTTTCCTTTATTCTCACAAAAAAACAACCTATTCATGCTAAACAGAATAGGCTGTGTTCTGCTCTATTTTTCATTTTCAAACGGGAACGCTCAATGTTTTTCTGCACTGTTCCTTTTTTAATGTCCAGCAGCTGGGCGATCTCTTCAAAAGACATGTTTTGTACAGTATGCATGATGAAAATGTCCTTCTCTCTTTCAGTAAGTACAGAAAGGGCATCAGCAATTCTTTCTTTGTCCCAGTCGCTTACCTCTCCTTCTGGCTCCTGATTAACCGCATATTCTTCTGGCATTGCATCAATGATACGAGGATCAGCAAGAATCGTTCTTTGGTAAACGTCCCTTCTGTCAGCTCCCCGGCGCGCTCCTGGTTGTCTCCCGTTCTGCAGCCATTCGAGAGTGAATTCAATATCGCTGATCATACTGCCAATGATTTTCTTATCGTTCTTTTGTTCTGCTGTCATTTCAATTTCTGGTGTTTCCGAGAATGCTCGGTACATCTTTCTCGCTTCTTTTAACGCTCTTTTGTATTCAATGATTAAATCCTGCATGTTTATCCTCCTCTTATTTACGCTTAAAAGCGCCGCCTTTGCCTCTTCTTAGTGTTTGCCTGTCTTGCCCCATCATTTGCCGCCAAAACCGTTCAGAACGCTCCTGCGCGTTTTTATTGGGCTTTTTCTTTTCCTGTTTCATGTCATCCCTCCGCTCAAATAAAAAACGGACACCAAACAAACAGCTTTAATGCTGTAAGTTCAGTGTCCGCAGGCTTTCCATCTTGGACTTATTTAGTTTTGTTCTGATGCCCATTTCAATCTGTTGTAATCTTCCGAGCTTATAGAAACACCTTCCGTTCCACAGTGTGCACAATGAACACCATTTGGATATTTAAGCTCTTCGATATATGTCCATTCTTCACAATCCTCGCAATAGTAGCTATGCAATTCATCTTTTGTCATTCCGCGCCCTCCTTATCTTTTTGCGGCAACCATCCGCGCACCAAATATCCGCTAACAACTGAAGAGACTGATACACAATTCAACCTTAAACTCCCATTGTCGAATAAATACGCCAGAATTATTCCTATGGAGTCTGAGATTGACAAAAATAAGATAACAGCCAATACTCTAAGTGTAAATTTCACTCCGCGCCCTCCTTAAAAAATGTCTTTTCGCATTCTTCGCATAAAGGCGGGTGAATGGGGAGACCCATACAACCACACTCCCGACCATCACAACACATCGTCATATCTGCATCTGTCATCTTCCCACATTTGATACAAGGAACTTCCTCCATCACTCCGCACCCTCCAATAACTCAGGATTTTGATAAACGTTGCCGAGAACCTTATTTGTCGCTGTTTCAGAAAACAACGGTCGGCACTCTTCTTTTTTCTCATTGACGATGCACCATGAGCCGTCAATCATTTTCACTTCGCCTATGAACGGTTCCGGGCCATACAAACCGCCGGGCGCCGTTTCCTCCTGCTGAACGATGTCCCTTGCATAAATTCGCCTCAGTCTCGAGTGTGTTTGAAACTGATCTGTTCCATTCATGAGAACGGATTTTCCGTCTCCGCTGTGTGCGATCACGCCATAACCTTCTAACCATACAGACCATCCGAAAACTTTTCCTTCAATTGAACCCAATTCACCAATAGAAAGGCATATGCTTCATCACCGTAATAACACATCTGCTCGCCGTCCCAAACTCTGTATGCTGTGTTCATTGTGCGCCCTCCTTCTCAGTAACGTTTTCATGAATATTCCCTAACAATGCGTCCTCAGCAGTTTCAGAAAATAACAAGACGGATATTTCCTCCTTGTCATTAACGACGCACCATGACCCCTCAATCATTTTCACTTCTCCGATGAACTTATCTTTCATGTAAACATCGGGATTATAGTCGAATCTAAGTATCAGATCACTTTCATAAATCATTTTTCCGGGTGCGTAAATACATTTTTCCGGATCAATTAATTGACCGGGTAATCTTATCCCTGTGCCCCACATGAGAGCCGTTCCTTCTTCGTGACTTTCTGCAATGAGATTTTTGTGACCTTTGCTGTCCATATGCCGTAAAAACCAATGAGTCCCTATAATCTCTAAACTCATACCCGGATCATCCCAATAATGCATCTGCTCTCCATCCCAAACTCTGTATGCTGTGTTCATTTGTTTTCGTTCTCCTTTTCCTTTTCATAGGACTCAATTTGATCATTAACCAAATCCAAAACACTCGGCTGACCCTCGTTCAGCTTTTTGATCATAGCTTTCCAATCGTTATAATCGATTTCATTCACGCTATTTCCTCCTCAACGCCCATGCTGCAGCCGCATTTCGGGCAGCGTGCATCTGGGCGGATTTTTATATCTAATTCGTTGTGACCACATTCAGGGCAGCTGTATTCGATCATGATGTCATCCCCCTATTCCCAGCCGACTGCAATTGCAAAGAATAAAACCAAAACCATCGCCCCAATGAGCCAGCCATTTGTCTTATCACGTTTTGCAATGATTGTTTCATCACCGATCATTTTCAGATCGTCTGACTTCGCCACAAGCACCGGTATGTAATCTGGATGCACTTTCAAATATTCCGCCGCTTGCTCAACTGTCATCGCTTCGTCCTTCGTGGCTTTGACTGCCCGCTGAAGCTCAACTTGTAAAGGGATCATTATGCATCCTCCTCCATGTCATAAACCTCAACCGGTGGCATTTCGCCAAGCCTGCTGAACATGTGCTTTCTTTGCTCCATGAGACATTTATCAAAAACAGCCGTACTGTGCTTATTGATGATTTTGATTAAATCCTTACCAACGCTCTCGAAAAATTTCAACGTGTCCTCTTTGTCGATTGTCATCTGATAGATTTTAGAGGTCATCGGAATTTTAAGAACTTGTAGTCCGGTTGTTACCTCTGATACGTTAATATGATCAAACGATGGAATAGCGCAGAAACGATATTTTCCAACTTGAATCTCATGGCCAACCGCCGGCTTCCATTTGCTATCCTCTGGCTTACGTGTATTACTAAAGGCTAAATAGAACTTCTTCACTTTTTTGTCTACTGTAATTTTCATTTCACATCACCCTCCAATTCATTTTGGGCAACTGTTATCGCAAAATTGAGATTAGTAATGATCTTCTCCAATGCCTGTTTGTATCGCTTCCTATCGCCGCTTAGATGCTGAATGTCCTTTTGAGCCTGCCGTAACTGATGAACCGTTACTTCCTCCTGGCGTTTGTTTTCCGCGATGATTTCCCGCTGCTTAACAGCCAGTTCAGCTTGCTCAATAAGCCAAGCAATTTCCTTCTGTGGAATGTATGTCAGTTTTTTTAAACGTTCAATTCTCTCTTTCATGTCCGTTCCTCCCCCGCAGGGGAAAGCCCCTGCTATTAGAATTTGTGGCCGATCCTATAATCTAAACGAGACAGACCGCCCTTAATTGTTTGAATGATTGTTTCTCCGTGTTCTGGGGTTTCAAGGACATGTGCAGTGCCCTCGTTCCCATCTAAAATAAGAATCTGTATTTTGCCCGGCTCGATTGCCTGTTGGATTGTTATATCTTTGCTTAAATTAATTTCTTGTGGTTTGTTCACCTAGCGCGCCCCCTGTGCATGTGCTATGATAGAAGTACCAGTTCGTATCAATGCATCGGGGCTTACGCTTCGGTGCTTTTTTGTGTTTAATAGTGGTCCGGTTTCCATCCGGCCATCGTGAATGTTGGCGATGGTTTCAAATCCTCCCGGTAAACGATCGGATGCTTTTTCACGTATTCCGCCAGCTGTTCCGGCGTCATCTTCCATTCTTCAACCGGTCCTGGCAGGTAAGGATTGATGCTTTGCTGTTCCATGATATTTGCCTCCTCCATTGATTTTGGGAATTTCCGTGCCGCCGAGCTTCTTGCAATCAGAACCCATTCGGCTGGCGCATGCCTTAAACTGAGAGCAACGTGTCATACAGGCCATGAGCTTATCTTCTTCCTGCACCCACAACGGCCGATCGTCTGCGATTACCACGTTTAACAGTGGACTTTCCCGCCTTTCTTTTGAGTTTTTTAAGCTCGTCCAACTCGATGAAGCCAAGTGACTTATCCAGAGCCAGCACCTTGAGTGGCGTATCGTAAAGCCGCTCATACAGCTTGCGTTTGATGGCAAATTCCTTTGTTTCCACGCCCTTGATATCAATGATCTCTATGCTGCCATCCAAGTTATGAACCTCAAAGTCTGCAATATATTCAATCTTCCGAAAAGTTTTGCCGTTCTTTTTGAATGCCTCTTGCAGCAGGAACCGTGGCTGCAGCTTAAAATCTTTGATCCGCTTGCTCACCTTGAGCCATTTCAGCTGCTCATAGTATTTGGCTTCGGCCCGGCTGTCGAACGTGATACCATCCACCTGTGTTTTTCTGGCGCCGTACTTATTTGCTGGCATGTGATGCCTCCAAAAGCTCAGGATTCTCGTAAATATTGCCGATGACTTCAAATCTTTCTCCACAAAATAGGGAATCACGAAGTGGGTGGGTCCGTAAATCTCCCAAATATCCAATTACACAGAAACAGCCATCATCAAAAACTACTTCTGCAGAGTTCTCGCTTCCATCAACTACAATATCCCCTTCATAAATCTCCCGGCCGTTCCTGTCCTTCAATCCGGTGTATTGTCTGACCTTTACCCTTGGATGAGCTAAATGCTCATGAAAAAGCTGTTTAATACTCTCCCAGTTATACATTTGTTCAGCATCTAAATCCCATGCCTGAAATTTAATTTCCCTCATTCTGCCGCCTCCATATTTCTGACTATTTCCTTATCGGCCCGTTTCCCCGTGCCGTCGTTACCTACCGTCAATGTGTTCCCAATGCTGAATCTGCTTCTCCTTGTATGGCGCCGTCAGTATGATGGCCGGCAGCAGGATCACCGCTTTAAGCACTGCGCATCAGCTCCATTTGCCTGATCTTTTCCTCAAGCACCCGGATAGCCGGTGTGAGGTCCTTGCCGCCCTTTTGTTCAGCAGGCCCGAACATGTAAATGCCGCTGTTGCCGTTCGTATTCTCGTTCAATCCCAATCACCCAATCTATGATTTAATTCCATTCGGTTTCCCTGAATGATCACCGTGTAATACTTGCACATCTGGTAAATCCGTGACCCCAGCGCCTCGTCAACGTCCAGCAGATCGTCCGTTGTGAGCTCAGAAGAGATCAGCAGAGGTTTATGGTTCAGGTAGCGATAATTCACAACTGACTGGATCTGTTCGACTTGCCATTCAGTTGCCCTTGGCTTCCCATCAACTGGCTTGAATAAGTCATCAATGAACAGCACATCTGCTTTTCTCATGGCATTCAGCTTTGTTTCCAGCTGGTCAAAGTCATTTTTCAGATCACTCATGCCTCAACGTACGGGAAGTACAGGCAGTGAGTCGATTTCTTCTTAATGAGATTGTTCATGATGGCCGTTAACAGATGGGTTTTGCCGCTGCCCGGCTGTCCCAGCAGAGCAATGCTATTGGCACGCTCTCCCTTGATGTTTTCAAAGTCTTTGAAGTATTCGACCGCACATTCATAGGCATCTTTAATCATTTGGGGTTTGCCATCTAATTTGAAGTTGCCAAACAACAGCTTTTCGAACTTTTCTGTAATGCCGCTGGCTGCCATGAGCTTCGCTATTTTCTTTTGTTTCACACACTCACATTGTTTGGAATACGTCGTTTTCCATTCCCGAGCCTTATCCGGCGTGCAAACCTTTCCCGCAAGATAATCTTCTTCAAGAACCATTTCATCAAGTGATAGGCTGTCCAATGGCTTGTGTTCTTTTCTCAGCCGCAGCTCAGTATCCTTGTGAACCCGATAAATTACAACGCCGCGATCCTTGCACTCGGAACACTCATACTCAACCTTTTCTTCTGATGCGGCCTGTTCTGTTTCCCAGGAACGCGATCTTGCTTGAAGACCCTTCATCATTGCTTGGAACGCTGTGTCTATACTGACTGCTTTGTTTATTGCCATACTGTTGTTTCTCCTTTCTCTTTTGGCTTAATGGATTGGACAGGATTGCTTCAATGTAGCTCAAGCCAACGTTGCTGCCTTTATTTCTGAAAGCCTTTTTCATTGCCTCGATGACCTTCTCTTCGCCGTAATCATCCACCATGTAGCCGATTCTTTGCGCCTCAATGGAGCCGATAGAACGAGCGACCTTATTTTCGAATAGCTCAAAAGCGTTTTTCATTTTTGGATCAACCTCCTGCGTTTCTTGTGGTGCTGGTGCAAGTTCAGGAACAGGCTTTTCTGATGGTTCCTGCTCTGATACAGGAGTTTCAAATGAGATCAGCCTGTATTGCCCTGCCTTTCTCCCCTGCGGCTTATATTCGATTCTTTTAAGATCAATCAGCATCTTTCTGTGTTTGATCAACGTATTTTCGGAAATCTCAATCTTTGCTTGCAGAGTGGTATTTGAAGTGGTGAACCACTCCCGCCACCCTGCCTTGTTGTTGATGTGCAAAAGATGAAACCATAATGCTTGAGTTGTAGCAGACAACGGATTCGTTTCTAGCCAATTCATGAA